TGGCGCCGGCGGCCCCATTCGGGCCGAAGCTTACGGGCCGAGCCAAGGTGAATTTACTCATTCGACAAACTACGGCCCTACCGGCGCTCATCTTCAATCAGGCGATTACGCCGTTTCCCCGGATCTGGCAGCCGGGCATCGGTTGGGGCAAACTTTTCAGTTTAAAGATGCCGGTGGCCGAATTTTAACCGGGCGTTTTGCGGATTATTCCTATCGAACGGCCGGAGCACCTAATAGCCGGACGATTGAGCAATGGAATGGCCGCGATTTAGGTCATGTTTCTAATTTGGCTTGGCTGGCGGAAGGCGCCATTGTCCATCAACGGATGTTGTCCTGGATCGGCGAAGCCGGTCCCGAGGCCGTGATTCCCTTAACCCGAACACCGCGGGCCATGGCCTTACTAGAACATGCCGCGAACGCTTTAGGCGCCGGTGCTGGGATCGGCTCAGTCCATTTTGCGCCGGTAATCAATTTCGCCGGCGGAGCCGGAGCGGAAGCCGGGGAAGCCGTGAGCCTGGCGTTGCGCCACGCGCACGAACAACTCGAAGCGATGTTGGAAGATATTTTGCGCCGGCATCGGCGGGAACAGTTCGCTTGAAGCTCGGTATTTCTTGAGCGTGAGCAATTCCAATTTTCCCGGCCAGGTCGATCAGTTTTTTGATCCGGTGCCGACAACTCAGTTTGATGATCAGAACAACCCGCATCACCTAATTGAGACCAGGCAAAACGACGCCATCAATGCCTTGGAAATCAAGGTTGGGGTTAACGGCTCGGCCGATTCGAATTCGCTCGATTTTAAAATTGATCAGATGATCCGGGCTAACGGGTGGCTCGGGGGAATCGTGCCCAACGCTTCCGAGTTTCAAAGCCCGGTCGCCTTCGATGCCGGCCTGACCACGATGGAAGTAACGCCGGCTTTTGTGCCGGCTAATGTCGAAGCTGGCGCCGTTCTCATTATTAACCCGGTGGGCGGCTCTAATGGCCCGTTTTTATCAATTGCCCAATTGGCCGGTCCTTCGGGAGCTCGAACCCTGGTCCGAGCGGTGGCACTGGGCGTTTCAACTGATGGTTTGGATGTTTGTACTGATACCGCCGGCCCGGTTAATCTGATCGATCCGGCTAGCGCTAAGCTCAAAGTCACGGCTCTGACCAATCCGAACAACCTGAATTATTTTTTGGCCGGGAGCAACCCGCCGAGCTGGGTAATCCCAACGGCTAGCGGGGGCGGAAGCTCATTTCTGACCGTTTATAATGCGTTCACGATTCCCGCGATCGGTGCCACGGTTGTGGTGACGGTTGTTGCCGCGGCCGATATTGTGGCAGGTGGCGCTTATTTCCTGACCGATGGCACCAATATCATGAATGCTGTTTGTGTCTCGGTTGCCGGCACTTCTATTACCTTCAGGAATGTCGGTGCCGGCTCCCCTGGCAGCGGTTCAATGGCCGGCGGCCATGTCTATGCGGGAAACGTTGCCGGCCCGGCTACGGCCACCCAAGGCGGTTCGGTGCCTACTCCGCCAAACGCAATCGGGAAATGGTTTCGCGGTGATGCCACCTTTGCCGGGATCGCTTTCAGCGATGTAATGAACGCTCTGGGCTATACGCCGGCCAATAAAGCCGGGGACGAGTTCACCGGGTTTGTGATTTTTGATGCCGGCGTGAAATTACAGACGGCCGGCGCTCTTTATCTGGTGGTGCCCACGGTTGCGCCTACTTCGCCCAATGCGTCCAGCGGCCAGATCCAATTGAGTAATGTCTCCGGAGACGGGCTTGGTCCCACATTAAGCTTGTCCAGGGTAGGTGCCGGCGGAAGTAAACTAAATGCGGTGATGCTTTACGTTGACTCGAGCGGCCTGGGCGTTGTCACCGATACCGCGGGTCCGCAAAATATCGTTACGCCGGCGGCCCGCCTTAATGCTGCGGCTTTAAGTAACCCGGCTAACGGAAACCTGTTTTTAGCCGGGAGCGCTCCGCCAAATTTTATCGCAGTTCCCTATTCGGCTTTAAGTGGGATCCCGGCCAGTTTCCCGCCGGCTGCCCACGGCTCAACCCATGTCGGCTCTGATTTGATCCCGGCGCCGACGATCAGTGCCCCGGGCCTCCTTCCGGCTTTACCGCCGGCTAGCGGAAATAATTCGCAGACTAAAACCTGGCTCCGGGCTGATGCCACTTATCAAACATTACCGGAATTTGCTTATCTCTCGGCCGGGTTCACCGTGCCTACTTTGGGAACGGCGATTACGGTGCAATTTTACGGGCCGCCTTATCCGGCTTGGCCGGCCATCGGAATGGGTACAGTATATTTTAGCGATGGCACAACCAGCGGTTGGCTGGCGATCAGTTCTTATACTCTAGCCACAGGTCAACTGATTTTAATTAATCGGGGTAACGCTACGGTGGGCGCTGTTGTAGCAGCCGATTGTTTGGTTCGGCTTGGGGCTCCGCCTTTGGTTGATGCAACGCAACCCGGGTTGATGCCAAAGCTGGGGAACACCGGCAAGAACTGGTTCAGAGATGACGGAGTGCAAGCGATACCTAGCCGATATAGCGCTGGGGATTCTACTAATAATAATGCGTATGTTATTACGGTGGCCAGCGACTTTTCTCTGGTTGCAGGCGTTGTTGTTTACTTTTATGTTTATAATCAAAATACTGGCAACCCTACCTTGAATGTCAATGGGACCGGCGCTTTTCCGATTGTCACCCGGGCAAATGTTGCGATTGGTCCAATTGAAATAACAGCGCAAAAGTGGCACGGCGTAATGTATGACGGTTCTAATCGCTGGATTATGCTAAGCCCAATCAAGCGCAGATATGCCGCTCTTAATGTTGCAAATCCAACGATAGAATGTAATGGGTTTGATTCAGTAGGCGTCTACCTTACTGTTAATAACGCTACATACGGTCAAGGCATAACCTTTAATCATCTCGCGGAAGGTGTTCCGGTAACGATTATGATTTTAAATCAGGCACCGGGCAGTCTCCCCTGGTTTATACAATGTACCGATCCCAATGGAGGAGCTATACCCGTCTATGCATGTCCGTCTTCTGGTGTCACTGCTACCGGAATTATAAATTTAAGTTCGGCTACCCAGCCACCGAATATAGGATCTGGGCTCGGAGTGCTATATAACGGCCAAGTGGCGGGTAATAATCTTTTCATGAAATAGATTATGCCGGATTTTGATAAAATCGGGTGTCTGTTCGATTGGCCGGGTCAACCGGTTTTTGATCCGCCCAATGTGCCGGCGCCGTTGCCACCGTTTACCGCTACCCCCTTACGTGGTAACCCGAGCCAATACGCCATTCCCGGGGTTGGCTTTATCGTGAGCCGGCAAGGCGATACCTGGGACACTTTGAGTTGGCGAGCTTTCGGCTCGGAGTTTTTCACTAATCTTTTGGCTGATAACAACCCGATCTTTAATCAGGTCTCGATCTTTGATGGAGGAATTCTTTTGAATGTGCCGATCGTGCAACAAACCACGCCGTTGAATCTGCCACCGTGGAAAACCGGGGCCACATTGGTCAACGCCTAGTTTGAGCAAAAAGGCTTCCTGTATTATGAAATTGTCTCCATGGAGAAAATTCCAACCTTGCATCATCCCGAGGGGATCGAGCCGGATCGGATGTTTTTTCATGAAGAAACGGTACGCAACCTGATTTTGGAGTATCAGCGGGAACCGACTCCCCAAACCTGGCAAGGGATTGTCGTGGCTTGTCTGCCGCTGATTGAAAGTTTGATCCGAGGCCACAATTTCCAGCTTTACGAGGACAAAGACGTACTTAAAAACGAGTGTATTATTAAGCTGTTCAAAACGATTAGGCATTTTAACCCGGATCGTGGCCGGGCTTTCTCGGTGCTTTCGGTGGCTTTTACCAGGTTCTTGTTTTCCTATGTGCAAAATGTCAGGCTACGCAGCAAGCGCTTGAGCCTGGTTCAGGATGAAATCCTTGAAGGGTACGAGAGCGCCGGCCAGGTCCGAGCTCATTTACCCGAGGAACTTAAAACCAAAATTCAAGGGATCCGAACCCGGTTCAAAACCAAACCGGAACGGGCTGCCGCTCGCTTTTTGATCAATTATTTTTTGTTGGAGGGTTTTTCGCAACCGCGAAAACTGGTTCTGGATACGGTCAAGAGGCAATTCGATTTAAGCTTGGAAAGAGCCGGTGCGCTTTACGATTACACGCTGGTTTCGCTTCGCAGTGTGCTTCACGAATATTATACGCCGCTTTATTCGGCTCAAGAAATGTTGCGGCTCTGTTATCGCTCGAGCGTTTTACCAGAAATTCACGCGCTCATCGGCGAAAAATCTTTTGCCAAACTGATGGATGTTTTCGCCGGCTTAACCGTCACGTTCCCCAGTAAAGCCGGCCTAGAAAAATTGCGGAAAAGCCGGGAATTTCTGAACAGCTTAAGCGATGAAAAACGGGCCTTTTCTCCGAGTGCACTCGGGCCCGGGACCGAGCATCAACTTTTAAACGGGATGCTCGAGGGGCATCACATTGAGGCGCCACTTTACGCCGAAGGGGAAGGCTAAAACGGTATTTCTCAGGAGTATGGCGCTCGATCTGTTATCCTCTGGGTTTTTAAATTTCCTGGGCGGGGGCATGGGTGCCGGCGGTGGGGTGCGCACCGCGGAAGTGATTGTTTCTTATTCTGGGACCGATATTACCGCGATCATTAAAACTAATCTGATCGAGACCACGTACAAAGATATGCTCGAGGGCAAAGGCGATACCCTGGATTTACTCATTGCCGATCCCGATTACCGCTTCTCGCAACAATGGACTTTTGAGAAAGGTAAACCGTTCGCGGTAACCCTAGAACAGGATCATTGGATCGGCTCCGGTATGGTTCAAATTAACCTCGGCACCTTTTACATTGACGAAATCGATCTGGATTATCCACCTAGCACGATTCATTTGCGATGCTCGGCCATTGATCCCTCCAATGCCGGCAAATGGCAGAAAAAGAATCGGGCCTGGGAAAATACGAGCTTGAAAAGCCTGGCCGGCCAGGTCGCCACCGAGCTCCATTTAAGCTTGCAATATAAATCGAGCGTGAACCCCACCATTGCCCGGATCGATCAAACCGAACGCAGCGATTACGAATTCCTTAAACGACAGTGCAAACATTATTCCCTCTCGGTAGCCCAGAAACCGGCTCAAGGCAAAGAGGGTGGGCAACTGCTCATTTTCGATGTCCTGGACGCCGAGGCCGCCGCACCGAAATGGACCTTGGTCCGGCCGGCCAACGGCCAGCCTGGCGGGATCGAGAATGGCGGGATTCTCAAAGTGCAATTGGTTTCCACGGCCGATGATACTTACAGATCAGCAACGGTGAGTTATCACAACGTCAACACCGGGAAAACCACCAAAGCAACTTCGGCCTGGGTAACGGCCGGCGACGAACCGACTCAATCCGAGGAAAAACAAAATACCCGCGGATTTAGCGGCCAAAAAGGAGACTAAATGGCCCAGCAAACTCCGGAATCGAGTTGGATCGCCGGCGAACAATTTCAGGCAACGGCCCCGCAAGATCAGGCCGATAACAATGAAGCGTTGCGCCGAGCTCGAGCCTCGTTGCACGATAAAAACAAGGGCGCCAAAAAAACCCGATTACAGATTCCGCTTGATATCCGGATTTCGGCCGGTGACGTGATTGAGCTTGATGCGGCTTGGGGCCCGGAGTTTAGTGGCAACTGGATCGTAGACGATCACACCATGCATATCGGGGGAAATGGCCCGTCCATTTCTTCGCTTAACCTTCATAAATGTCTCGGGATGGGCCCGAGCTCGAGCATGCCGCCCAGCGGGCCGCCTAAGACCACTGCGAACGGGGCGCCGGCCGGCAGCACAACGCAAAAAGATCCGCAAACGGCCAATAACGAGAGCGGATCCCCAACCCCAATGTGGGCGCAAATGGGCGGTTCGCCTCCGGGGCGAAATGGCGCCGGCGGAAACCAGACCGTCAATACCGATGTTGGCCAAGGCGATTAAAGCGTTATGTTCGCTGGCCGGTATGCGATTTTGACTCATATAGGCGTGGGGGACGGCATTATCCAAACCGGCCTGGCCGTGGCGTTGCTCGAGCGCTACGCGCAAATTGCGTTCCCCAGCTATCCGGAAAACCTGGAAACCTTTCGCTCGATCTTTATCGATCACCCCCGGATCACGGTTTACCCGGTGCCGCGGATCCCGAGCGAGAATTGGGGTTCGCCTCGGGACAGCACTTTTAACCAGGCAATTGTTTCCGCCGGCCTTTCCTTGCAGCATACAATCCGGCTCGGGATATATGCCGGGCGCGGGATATCCTGGAATTTCGCTCGCGATTTTTATGAGCATGCCAATCTTCCCTATGAAATCAAATGGCGTTCGTGCCCGATCGTTCGGGTTTGGTCAAAGGTTCCGCAAATCGACCTTACCGAACAACCGCTGGATAGTCAGCGCCGAATCTTTGTCCATGACGATTTAGGCCGCGGATTTGTCATTCAACCCCGGCAAGTTTCCAAAGGTTTCGTTTTATCGCCGTCCAATCAAAGCACGCAATCAATTTTACGTTATGCCGGCTATATGATCAGAGCAGACGAAATCCACGTAATCGATTCCGCCTTTTTCTGGTTAGCCGATGCGTTACCCGTTATGGGCCGGCTTTATTTGCATCGCTATGCTCGATGGCAACGGCCCCATGATTTCCGCTACGAAACTTTTCGGCATTGGAACTACGTCGATTAACCCCGGGTAATTCTTGGGGAAGTGAGCAATCTTTTCCCCGATTTCGGTACTCAGGGGTTCGAGCCCGCGGTGATGAATATGTTTCGCACCGGGATCGTGGTGGCCCAGGACGTGCCTCATTGCCGGGTCCGGGTCCAGTATCCGGATCGGGACGGCCTGACTACTTATTGGTTGCCGATTTTGAATCGGACTAGCGCCGGCAGTAAACAATTTTCGTTGCCCAATATCGGGGATGAAGTCCATGTTTTGCATTTTCCTCAGGCCCCGGAAACCGGCGTTGTTTTGGGTGCCACGTTCAACGACGTGAATCCTCCGCCGCAATTGATTGGCGCTAAAAGGAGTGGTAACGGTTCGGCGACCGATTCGGCCCCGCATACGGTTTCGGGTCCTTATGCGCATCATACGCTTTTCGCCGACGGCACTTATGAGGATTACAACCCGGAAACCAGCGTTAAAACCACCAACACCCAAGGCGCCATTAATACGGTCACGGTTGGCCCCTACACGATAACCTCAACTCAACCGATCACAATTACCTCGAGCGGCAACGTGACGGTTAACGGGGTGATTATCGATCCGAGCGGGAACATGACGATTCCGGGAACTTTGACCGTGAAAGGCAATGTGACATTCCAGGCGCAAGGTACGATTGCCACGCATTTGACCAATCAAGACGGTGCGGGAGGTGGGTCTTAATGTCGGCTTATTTCGGACCGATTCGATTGGGGTTTCATGCTCCGGCGGGGTTTCCGTTTCAGAACGTCACACGCAAAAGCGCGATGCGTTATCATGACCACAATATTGCTCAAGGGATGCCATTAACCGAGTGGATCGCTTACGAGTTGCACAAGGTTACTTTGCAAATTCAATTGTGGGCGCCTTACACCGATGACCCAACAAGCGTGATCCAGGCGCTGGCCGCGCTTCGGGACGGGCGTACGCCGTTGCCGCTCTTTGTGGGTAATCAAATGGTCGGCCGCGGCGGCTCGCTTTTCACGCTCCGGAGCATGAACGAGCATTGGGAGGTCGTTTGCGGCCCGGTAATCAAAGCCAAGGTTGACCTCGAATTTTCCGAGTATAGCGCCACTTTGAGCGGGGCCCAGTATCTGGGTATTACCTCGAGCCTGGGCGGGGTCCTGGGCGGCTTAAGCGCGGCCGCGGCCTCGATTACGGGTGCGGTGGGTAGCCTGGCCAAGAGCGTAGGCGGGATGACCAACATGAGCTTGAACCAAGGCAGTATCGGCGGGATTGTCGCCACCGCTGCGAATGTTGGTTCCAGCCTGGCCGGCGCCGTTTCCAGTATCAGCGGGATCGGAGCCAGTATCAGCAATTTTGCCAGCGGCGTTTCCGCCGGGATCGCCAATCCAACAAAGTTGGCCGCAACTCTCACTTCCGGGGGGGTAACCGGGATAAGCGGAAGTTTGCCGGCCGCATCCAGCGCCGTTTCCGGGATGGCTTCCACGCTCTCAGGTGCGGTCAACCAGGCCGGCGGCACCATGACCGTGATCAAATCCGCGATGTCCCGTTTTCGGCCGCTCTTTTAAACATGAGCTATTCTGTCGGTATTCAATTACAGGGAACAACCGGCCTAGTCGTCGGCTCGGGGATCAACTGGGCGCCGGCCCAAGGAAGCGCCACCGAGATTTTGCAAAATGTGAAAATGATTTTGCTTACCCCGATCGGAGCTCAGGTGTTTGATCGGAAACTAGGGGTTAGCACCGATTTCGTGGATGAACCGATTCCCCACGGCATGGCCATGGTGCAAACCCTTTTTGCCATGGCGATCCGCCAATTTGAACCCCGCTTTATCATGGATGGAATTTCTTTCGGGGATCGGGCCAGCGCCGAAAACGGCAAGGTCATCGCGATAATCGTGGGGCATCTAGATATCGCAGCAATTGTGCCGGCAATCCCGCTCCCCACCGGTGCGCCGGCCGGAACCCCAACCTATTGCGTCGATTTTACCGGGGATACGCCGGGGGTTTATCTCGAGGTTGTTTCATCCTGAAACGCGGTAATTCTCTTACAAAATGGGCAATGACGTTTCGAATCTTCCGGTCTTTCAATCACTTCCGAGCTTATCCTTTGCAGTCAAAGACCCGGTTTTGGTTCTCTCCAATCTGATCGCCAATTATGAGACCTTCTTTTTTAATCGGACCGGGCAACAAATCACTTTGGCCGAGGCCGATCCGCGCCGGTTATTAATTGAGGTTTTCGCCTACGCAATCGCTCAGCAACGGCAACTGATCGATTTCGCCAATAAACAGAACCTTTTGCCCTTCAGTTCTTACCCCTACCTGGATGCAAAAGGTACACAGTGGGGCCCCAACAAAGGGCCACGCCGGCCGGCGGCCAGCGCTTTGGCGCCGTTCATGTTTACGCTCTCGGTTGCTTCGCAAACCGCGATTAGCGTGCCGCAAGGAACCCAGATCGCCGGCGGTAACGGGATTGTGTTTGCCACAACCCAGGATGCCACGATTCCGATTGGTAGCACGAGCGTTACCGTCACCGGGGCTTGTACGAGCTCGGGCTCGATCGGCAACGGTTATTTGGCCGGCCAGATCAACGCCATTGTCAATTGGCAGATCCCGCAAGTGATTACGGCCGCGAACACTGAGACCACGGCCGGCGGAAGTGAAGCCGAAACCGACGATCAATTGCGTTACCGGCAATTTTTGATTCCTGATTCGTTTGGGAGCGCCGGTTCAATCGGTCAATATCTCGAGGCGATTTACGGCGCTTCGCCGGCCATCCTGGATGCCGCGGTGATCGGGCCCCAGCTTAATACCGGGGCACCGAGCGGGTTCCCGGCTGGTCAGGTCCAGATTTACGTTCTGGAACAGGGCCCCAGCATGCCCAATTCGGCTACATTGGACCAGGTGCAAGCGGCCTGTTCGGATGATTGGACCCGGCCGGCGACCGATTACGTTTTTACCTATGCCCCGAGCGGGTACGGGTACAACGTTTCGGTTACCTGGGCCGCGGACGTCGACGAGGCTGCTTCGATCGCCAATATCCAAGCAGGCGTCAATAATGCAGTCAATAGCTACAACGTTTGGCAACAATCCAAGATCGGCCGGGCGCTTAACCCGGCTTATCTTTCCCAACTGGTGATGGAAGCCGGGGCCAGTTCCTGCACGGTCGCATCTCCTGTTCATACTTTGATGAAACCCTGGCAGGTGCCGGTTCTTAACCCGGGCAGCGGGGCGCTGGTGATCACTTACGTGGGGTTAGAAAACGATCTGGTGTGGTAAATGGATGCAAAAACTTATATTTTAACAAATTCAGTTTGGATCGTTGATTGTGGTTGTTGGATCTGGACGAAATCCTGGATGGGGGCTGGATATGGGAATGCGGGTGGATTCGGCGAACCATACGCCCATCGTCTCTCTTTTAAGACGTTCAATGGAGAAATCCCAAAAGGGATCTGCGTCTGTCATGAATGCGACACTCCACAATGCGTAAATCCGGCTCATCTAAAGTTGAAAACGCAATCGGAGAATATGCGGGATTGTTCCCGCCGAGGCCGACACGTTGGCAACGTAGGTTATCGGCATACTGAGGAAGCTAAACGCCGAATTGGAATCGGTGCTTCACGTAAACTATCGGCGGAAACCCGAGTACGAATGAGTGAAAGCGCTCGGTTACGGCCTTTAGAACATTACCTAAAAGCTTGGAAAACTAAGAAAGCGCAATGGCTGTAACCACGATTGACAAGCTCAGTTTGACTCAACTGCTTTCGCCGGCATTGGCGGGTGATCCCACGGCATGGGCCGTTGCTGCGGCGCTTGACGCTGAGCTCGAGGAAATCACCGAGGCAATCCCGAGCGCTCTTTTCGCCCAACTTTGGCGCCAACCTGATTTGGTTCTGGATTATCTGGCCGCGGAAATCCAGGTCTGGGGTTACCAAACCACTTTTGACCGGGATTTTAAGATCCAGCTAATCGGGAACGCTCTTTATTGGAACGCCCATAAAGGTACCAAAGGATTAATGGACACGGCGTTGACCGCCATTTTCGGCAATGTCCGAATTATGCCGTGGTGGACCTATGGCGGCACGGCTTACCATTTCCGGGCGATTCTAGTCAGCCCGCCAACCGGTGCTCAGATCGGCCAAATGAACTTGGCCGTTTTTCAACTCAAAAGTGTCCGGGATTATTTTGAAGGTTTTTTCCAATCTTATTCGAACACCGCACCGCTTTATATCGGGATTGGTGAGTTGACAATCGTTGCTGGGTATATCGGAGCGATCCCGCGGGGGTTCCCCGGGTTCAGAGGTTGAGAGAGGAGTATTTCCATTTAAAGAGATGCCCATTTACACGCAAAGCTATACCAATGCAGGATTAAACGCCCAGGCCGCCACGGGTACGGGGCAACAACTGGTCATTACCCGAGTTGCGGTTGGTAACGGGTATCAACCTAATCCCGCGGTGGCCGTTGGCCTGGCCAATGAACAGATTCATTCGGTTACCATTGCCGGCAACGCAGTTACCACTCCGGGCAACGAAGAAATTTCGGTGATTATCAGCAACGCCGGGGTTATCACGCCGTTCAATCTCACCGAATACGGCATTTTCGGGACGATCGGCGGAGGTCCCGAGCAACTCTTTGTTTATATCACCGATAGCCAACCGATCCCGATTCCCGCGGCTGCCTCCGGTCTATTGCAGGTTTACGAATATTTCGGGATTGCCTTTGCCAACACCAACAACGTGACCGTAACCGTGGCCACCGGCGCCTATGCGTTGCAAAGTCAGTTCGTCCAACATTTAGCCGATCCCGCGGCCCATCCCCAGGCGTTCCAGAACCCGTTCAATTTGGCGACGACCACAAAAGTCGGCACCATGCCGACACTTAACGGTCAATCATCCTATTACCTGGGCGGGGATGGAAAATGGCATCCCGGGTTACCGGTTTTAATTGCTAACACTACGCTTTACGTGGCGACCGGCGGAAACGATCAAACCGGGGTCCCGGGAGACCCAAGTCATCCATTTGCGAGTATCCAAGGCGCAATCAATTTCTTAAACGGTTATCTGATCGCGGCCGGCATCACCATTACGATTCAGGTATCTGCGGGCACCTATACGGGCGGGGCCGGAACCTTTTATTGCGGTCATCCCAACGGTCAAAATATCGTTATTGTCGGACCGAAAAACGGCGATTTTTCTTTTACCGGCATTGGATCAATTACAGGTAGTGCGAACGCCTGGAATGTGGCTTTAACGGGGGTTTCCAGTGTCGCCAATATGACGGTGGGCGGTTGGCTCATTATTTGGAATGCCGGGGCTACAGCTAATGGCTCGAATGCGCTTCTGACCGGCGTTTTCAATATCATCGCGATTAGCGGTAACACGGTTACGATCAAGGTTCCTTTCTTTGGTAATCTGCCAGCAATCGTGCAACAATGTGGCGGAAACGGTACACCGCTGACGGCTATTCTTAGCCCGGGGCTTAATGTTACCGGATGTGATATCGGCAATGCCGGTCTAGGGAATTTATCTTATATCGGGATTATCGCTGCGGCAATTCCAACAACGAATTATGCAATTAGTGGCGCGGAATTTAATGGTCCAACCAATGTTGATCATGTTGGGGTTTCGGGATACGGCAATAATATAGATGAAAGTGGCGGTTTTTATTGTGCCGCTAATGTGAATTTAGGGTTTTGTGGATCGAGCAACAATGGCACGGGTTGTATTTCCAGCGGGGGAAATGTTGATGCAAATTATTGCGGGTTTACTCATAACACCCAGTTAGGAATTTGGTGCGAAAGCGGACTATTCGGAAGCGCGCCTCAAGGATCTTCGAGCAGTGTTTTTGTCGGCGGCAATCAAAATGGACCTGCCATAATTTTGGATAATCGGTCTCAATTAACCGCTTATGGCGGTTATCAGAGCGGGGCAATCAATCATTCTACAATCTGGGTTGCTTGGAATAATGGTCCTGCACTCGAGTGTATCTATAGCAAGACAGCTTCTAGTACAACAGGCGACACAGTTCAGAGCCAAAATAATTATAACAATTATGATTTGCTGGTGGCCGCTCTGGGGGTGAGCACAATTTTTATGGGGCCGGCCGGCCGTTATTTGAACCAGGCCCAAGGGGTTCTGACGGCCAATGGTCTGATCCAGAACGTTTCTTAAAGCGTATGATTGATCCCTTCAACATCACGCGAAAAATTTTCCGGAATCAACCCTGGTCGTTATCGGTCCAGATTAATCAAGGCGGATTCGCGGCCCTTGATCTTTCCGGGTACGAAATGAAAGCGGTTTTGTGCCGGCTAACTACCGGGGCCGATTCTGCCTATCCGGCTTTAGGACCGATTATATTGAGGAACGATAAGCCGATTTTGAGTACACAAGCCACCAAAGCAACCTTTGTTTTCCCGGCTAATCAAACCGGTGGGTTACAGCTTGGGGATTGTTCTTACCGCTGGATAGTGGAGATGTCGCCCAGTGGAGCCGGCTCGGGAAGTTCCAGCGTGCTTTGTGCCGGCCCGGCCGCGGTTTGTGATTCGCCAGCCTGGAATAATATATGATAACTAACATTCCGCCGCAGAATATTGTTGTCAGTCTTGACTCCGGGTTGCCTGGGCCGCCGGGGCCACCGGGCCAACCCGGTTCGCCGGGGCCAACGGTGGTCAGTGCCGATCCCGGCAATCTGGCTCGGCTCGGGAGCGACAATCTGATTTATGTGCCTATACACGAACCGCCGGTTCTCATTTCGCTTTCGGAAACGGATTTCACGGTGGTCGGTACTTGGTACAATATAATTCCCGCCATGATTTTCCCTTTGCCGGTTCGGCCTGGGAACACTCTTTTGCAAATCGCGGTGTCGCTTCATTTTATCTGGACCGCGGTAAATAATTCTCAAGCGCTTTGTGATTGGAGTTTGGACGGCACCACCCATTTTCGCCGAACTTTTCACACGATTGTCAATAAAAGCGATAATTCGAGTGTTTCCGGGGTGGACCTGGTGTTTTGGCAAATCGTGAGCGGTACTTCTCCTACTGTCCTTTTGCAGGGGCGACAGTACACGGGTCCAACACTTTTAAGTGTGGTGGGCTTAGAGACGACAGCTTGGCCGGCCTTACAATCTTATGCGCTTATCGTGGACATGGGGCCGATCTAAAGAGAAAAATTTTATGAGTTGCGGATGCCAAAACCAAACAACGGATTATTCGGTTTCCCCGTTTGGCGGAACCGATTCCTTTGATATTACCCTGGAATGGTGGCGTAACCAGCAATGCCAGTTCGTTTATGCTCCGGTGCTGCCGATCGATCCAACCGCAAGGAATCTTTATTTCGCGATTTACCGGGAACTTTGCGAGTGCGGTTACCCCTGGCTTTACTCGTGGGAATACCAAAGCTTTTTCGAATACGAGGATCCGGTTTTAGATTCAAACCAATTCGCCGTGATCGAGGGCCAAGCCGTTTTCACTTTTAGCTCGGCCCAAACGGCCGAGCTTTATCCTACCGATATTAACCGGGGCCGCGGCCGATACCGTTATTTTCTGTTGCAGCTTTTGCCGGATGGCGCCGATAGCGTACTTCTGCAATCCGGGGTTTTGCTGGTTTACAATGCGCCGGCTTATCCCCCGGGGATCGTTACGCCGGCAGCTTCCACGTGGCGGGTGATAAAGTGAAATCGGGTTTGCCGAATGTGCCCCAGGCGAACGGAGCCGGAGCGCTGAAATAGACTAGGCCGGCCAGCGGATAAGTCGGAGCGACCGAGAAAGCGGCCCCAACCCACCCGTTTTTGTAATCGGGGTCTGCGGAACTGTAAGCGCCCATTTCGGTGACGAGAACCGGTTTATCCGGATTGATATTGTAACAAAGAGAATAAGCCGGCGCCAAGAGTTGGCCGAAACTCTTTCCCCCGTCTGCTTCGAAAAAGCTGTATAGATCCAGGCCGATATAATCAGCTACGTCATTGCCGGGATAATAATCGGCCAAAGCCGGTTGGCCGGCCGGCCCGAAAATGAAAAAGCCGAGCGCCGGCGGCAAAATCAGCTTTTGCATCATCTTGACCACGTACCGGTAAGCTGATTTGTAGGCGTTCGGATCGGCGCCGGCCCAATCGTAATGGCCGGCGTTGGTTTCCATTTCCTGGCCCCAACGGAGCCAAACCACTTGTTTGGCCATATTGATTTCGGCGCAAATTTGATTGATTGCCGGGTCATAAGCGCTCGCGGTGATATCGCCTAAAAGCGTGGCCGGCGAACCAATGGTGGGGTCCGCAAACGGCTGAATCGTGATGATCGGGGAAATCTTAAGCGCTAGAGTTGCCCGGATAAAATTGTAAACCGGGGTGCCGGCCGGCCAGTTCCAATCAAAAAACTGGTGGCGCCAGGCCAGATTAGTTTGGGCCAGGTAATGGCCGGCCGGATCAAAAACCCCGAGCGATAAATTCATATCTGGTAATTACTCCAACAGAATGCCCCAAGAAGGACAGCAACCAAAGAACGGGATTATTGCACTGTTAACCACGCTGGCCCAATCGGGTCATGCTTGGGTTCAATTTGGCACGCTTTTGTTGATTGCTCTTACCGGAACCACTAATTGGGTGGCAACTTGGAATTCGGCCAATCAAAACAAGGAACAAATCGAAATTAATCGACGGAATGCCTGGGAAGGCGAGCAACGAATCAAAGCCGAAGTCGTCCGGCAAGTAAACGAAATTCACAATTGGATGCGGGAAGCAACCGCGGAGTTTCACCAAGGAAACATCGATAGTGCCAAAAACCGTAAAACTCTCACCGAATTGAGCGATAAGCTCGATCAGATTGAGCGGAAATTATCGGTGGCGCAACCGCCGACGCAAACTCCGCATCCCTAAAGCAATCAACAAAGCTAATAAAATCTCTAAGCCCATTAAAATGAAGGTTTTGACCTTTTCAAAGAAAGTCACGGTTCACAATAAACACGCCGAACACGTCGCGGAAATCAATTGTAATCCCGGTGAACGGCTCATCTTTGACAACGACAACGCGCTTTGCATTCAACAAAGTCCGGGCAGCGCCGGCTATATTTGGGAAGTTTCGGATCTGGATCCGATGCTTGAGGAAATCCCGCGACCGATACATTGGAAAAAGAAACGGGTTCTGTTTTATCGGAATCGCGGCTTTGGCGATCAACTGATCATGAGCTCGGTCCCCCGGTTTTTCCGGGAGGTTTTAGGCGCCGATTCCCATTGCTTGGCCGATCGGGTACACGAACCGATCTGGGCCCACAACCCCTATATCGGCGGGGTGCCGCTTAGTGTTCCGATGCATATCGATTCGGTTTGGCGGCAAAAACCTGGCCGGCCGTTTTTTGATGGAACATTTTTCATTGAGAGCGCCACCGAATGGGATTCGGACAGTGAACAACCCAACGTTTATGATCGCTTATTTGCCATGGTGGGAATGGATCCGGCCCGGGTCCCGATCAAATATAAACGGCCGATTTTCGCGGTTGCTCCGGACGATATCGAAAGGCGGATAGCCTGGTTACAACAGACCAGCTCGATCACCAATCGGGATTTGAGCGCTGGCTATATCTTTGTTCAATTGCGGGCCACCAACAAGGTGCGCTCGATCCCTCCGAAGTTAGCCGACATGCTTTTGGGTGCGCTAGAGGAGATTGCCGCAAAAAAGGGTCTGACGGCTATTCTGGCCGATAATCAACCGCTTACGAGTGATCTTGCTCAGGAAGTGGCAAAACTTCGTCACGTGGTCAATGTGACCGCGACAATTCCCAATATTCGATTGTTCGGGACGATCCTGGGCGGCGCCATGCTGGTGGTGGGGCCGGATTCGGTGGCGCTCCATTTCGCCGCGGCCTTTGAAACGCCGGCTGTTGGGATCTGGGGTCCGTTTTCGCCGGAAAGCCGGTGCAAATATTACCCCAATCAAACCCATCTTTTTCATCCGGAAATGTGCGATTCGGCCCCGTGTTACAATTACCTGGCCGAATTGCCGCTCAGCAAATGCCCCTGGGGAACTAAACAAGAAACTTGCGAGGTTTACGAGGGGATCAAGTACGAGGAACTGTATTCGGCGATTTTGGAGGGCTTACCATGACAGGCAAACAACGCGAGGAACTTTTGGCTAAACTTGATGATGCGGTCCGGGCTATGGCCCGCGGCGATCCCGAACCATTAGGGGATCTTCTGGCCGAAATTATTGCTGCTTTGCCGAACTAAGCCTTTTTATCTTTCGGTCCCGGCGCCGAGGGGTGCGCATCCCGCCATGTATTGAGACAAATTGCAACGTTCTGGTCATTCGAACGCTCTTTATTTTTCGAAACCTCCGTCATACAACGCTTCATAAAACTTGATTGATCTTCGCCTTCTTTGGGTTTGGGTACTGGCATAAATTTTTTTCTAGTTAATTACTGAGGTAACCCAACGGCGTGTCGGCGATCCGGCGCACGTCCCGGCCGAGCGAACGCAATTCGAGCAAGGCCCGGATAACGCCGCAGTGCTGCTCGTCGACGTCATGCCAGATAAAGGTGGCACGGCCGCGGGTGAGCTCGAGACATTTCGCGGAATCGTTTCGGACGTATTCAAGCGTATGGGACCCGTCGATAAAAAAGAAAGTCGGCGTGCCGGCCTCGCGAAAATCCCAGGTGGCCGTATCTCCGAAATGTTGAACGATCCGGGAAGCACACGGACGGCCGCGAAATTCCCGGCCAACATCCCGCCGATTGATCAGGTGAAAATCGTCTTTGTTTTCGAGCGAATAATTGGCCGGCAAGTCAATTGTGTGAATCGTTGCCTCAGGCAATGTCTCGGCCATGCGCCGGGTAGTGAGCCCGAAAAAGGTGCCGATTTCTAAAACTTGTTTCGGATTCTCGAGGATCAGAATCGAAAGTAAAATTTGCGCTTGGTCATCGGGTAAGGCGCCATCTTCATACGGCTCATTGCCCAGGTTGAACTTTGCCGGCGGCCCGTTCAAGATTGCCCCGAGCTCGATTTGCGGAATCATTCGAACTCGATCAATGAGCGGACCTGTTCGACGCTCAAGCTTGTCGAGCGATCTTTGCCATCGCTAGAAACGCCGTAGACGACAGTTTTGCCATAAAGAGGGTGGCCATACCCCTCAACAAAGAAACGAGCCAAGGCGGGTGTTTGCATGGCCGAGTGATCCCCTACAATCGCCACTTCCAAGCGGTGTTCGGGAAATGGCCGACAAAAAGAGAGGCCGTCTTTTTCAATGATCCCGTGAAGCTCGGCTAACTCTAGATCGGTTTCGATATAGCCAACTGAGCGGGCCGCGGGATCGATTAGGATTGCTTTCATTTCGTGGTGAAAAATTACCCGCGGCCCATTAATTTTCATTCAGCTGCCTCCTTCGCGTCAAATCGCTTCCCGAGCGCGTACCCGGCCTCGTAAACTTCGTCCCGGTCGGCGAGAAACCTCTTCGCGCGAAAATTCCGCATCTTCGCGAGTAGCTCGTCGAGCCGTTCCCTCAATTCCCGGTTCGCCTCCGAGGCCGCCGAGGTCGGCTCCGAGGTCTCGTGCTCCTTGAGCGAGGAGACAAGCGCCTCTAACATTATTTCAGCCTGGGAAAGTATAGCGTAGGAAAAACCGATGTCGAAGAGGAGATGATCCGCCTTCGTCGGCCACTCCCACGTCGGGTAGCCTCCTTCGTCGAGGGGGACATTCGCGGGATCGATTAGGATTGCTTTCATTGCACCGGGAAAAACTCGGGTCTCTCGCAATGGTCCTCTAATGTAGCTTTTCCCGGGCCGGAAAATCTAATCAATATCACAAAAACCGTCCAGAAGTTAAAATCTGTGATATCCGGAGCGATATTTTTTTGAGTCAAAAACTTAACTTCTTGAATATCAATGCATTACAAAACATGGAATTTGCCCTTTCAGGGCATCCCCTTATTTCCGCTGATTTAAGCTTAATCCCCTCGTGATCAACGGATTGTATTTGAAAACCTGGTCTCAAAAGTTCTGGAAATTCAGGTAAATTCGTACTTGCTCAGGTCGATTTCTGTGATATCTATCACAAAGCACAATATGAAAAAACTTGTCCCACTTGACTTCAATTCTAGTACAACCCCTTACCGGGTCATCTTGCCGGCTCGCTATTCCCCGGACGGCAAACGCAAGGTTAAATATTTTCGCTACAAAAAGGATGCACTCACCCTTTGCGAGCGAGTTAACGATTACGGCATTGCCGCTTTGCGCGATTATGTGCCGCCGGTCCCGAAAACCGAATCCGAGCAAATGGAAACCGCGATTCGTTGGGCCCTTGGCGAGCTCGGCGATTTCCGTAAAATTTATGATGCCGTTGAGCATTTCAAGCTTACCCGGCTTAACGTTAAGCCGGCTACGATCCGGGAAGCGGTGGAAGCGTTCCAAACCTATCGGCGCACCGTCAAAAGCGAGCGGACCGTGGGTAGCGACGGGCCCCGATTGGCAAAGCTCGTCAATTATTTTCCCGATATCCAGCTTTCCGAGCTCGCCAAACCGCAATTGATCGAGTTTTTCGATTCGTTGCGCAAAACCCATAAAGACGTTTTATCTATTTACAAGACTGTCCACGTCTTTTTCGTTTGGGCCCAGGAACGGGGTTACATCGGCCAGATCCCGTTCGAAAAGGGAACCCGTAAATCTTTTGGCAAGTTCGGGGTCAATAACGAGTTTTATCCGGTTGATACTTTCCGGCGGATGTTGCGGATCGCCGCTGGTCTCGAGCCGGCCGGGAACCGGGAAGAAACGCCAACCCGGGATTTTGCCGATCTTTTGCCCTGGTTCGTGTTCTCGGGGTTCGCCGGGTTGCGATCGTGCGAAGCGTTCCGAACAAACCTTAAATCCGATTCGCTCAAGTGGTCCGATCTGTATTTTAGCGGGGTTGATGAACCCCATATTCAACTCACCGAAACGGTGGCCAAAGGCGGCCGGCCGCGGCCCGTCGATATGGCGTCGGCGCTCGAGGCGATTCAAGCCTGGTTGCCATTCTGTCCAACGGGGAACGGTAATCACGTTGTCCGGTACACGAGCAAAAAGGTTGAGGATCTGAAAGCCCAGTTCACCAAGCGCACCGGGATTAAATTTCTCGCAAACGGCTTCCGGAATTCGTTTGCCACCTATGCGCTGGCTTATTCGACTTTAAAGGGCCTGGGCTATGTCTCCAAGCAAATGGGCGATTCGGAAGCGATCTGCAAACGACATTACGCGCAAAACTTGCCAACCGGCGCCGGCAAACGCTGGTTCGAAGGGATTCGGCCGGATCAACCGCTCAATGTGGTTCCGATATCGGCGGCCGCATAAGAGAGGAAAAGAGAAAGAGTGCAAATTTGCACTCCAAAACGATGCAAATTTAATTCGGGGGGGAGTATTTGCCCCCCTTTTTCTTTGGTTTAATGATCCCCTCCGGTCCAATCTTATTCATCTTTAAGGCTTGTTCGTAATTGATCAGCAACGGGTAAAATGGTTTTATGATTCGCGGTTTATCCTGTTCCCAAATTTTCAGGAACTGAGAAAGCCATTCACGGAAAAGCGTATGATAGCGAACCGCTGTTACTTCTTCGATTTTGCTTAAAGCTTCCACATGTCAAGAGGAAGATTCCGCGCCGTTATTTTCGCTGACGGCCAGAAATTCTGAATGCACCGGTTTGGAAACTTAAAGGCGAAACCAATCGATCACCGGCCTTGTCCTGTTTGATCAGCGCCAGGGCGCAGGCCCGCAGGAAGGAGGCACTGGTAGCGTAGCCATAATTTGCCAGCGCGGCATAATAAGCATCGGTATCCTTCTCAGCCAATTTCAGCAGACCCAATGAATGCAGCGGCATTGTGACAATTAAGCACTTGCAAAGGATCTAGCGAAGAGCAATTTGGTTACAAATCGTTACGATTCGGTTTAAACCTAATTAGGAAATAAAAACAATGCCCATACTCGATGCAGTAATTGTCGGGAAGATTTATCTTCCAGAGGTTGGGGGAGGGCCTATAATTCCTCCCGCTCCTCCCGCTCAACCGCCAGGGATTTGGGGTCCGCCCGGACCTTGGCCCTCCCCACCGATTTATCTGCCACCGGGAGGCGGAGGTGGAGGGCAACCACCCGGAATTTGGGGTCCGCCAGGACCCTGGCCGAGTCCGCCAATTTATTGGCCCGGTTTTCCGGGTCAGCCGCCATCAGGTGGTGGCGGAGCCCCCGGAGTCCCGACCCATCCGATTTGGGGGCCACCAGGAATCACTCTACCGCCAGGACCCGGCTACCCGCCCATCGCCGGTCACCCATTACCAACACCACCAGAAAAACCGCCCGGTGAAGTCCCTCCTGGCCCTGGTAACGGTTGGAATTACTACCCACAGCTGGGCTGGGTCTGGACGAGTCCAGGGGGTAAATGGCATTACGTCGCCGGTGACAAACCGCAACCACCGGAACAGCCACCGACTCAACCGCCGCCAGTTGATCCCAATGCGCCCGTAACTACGCCTTAAGGTAAGGCGAGTCTTTATCAGTAAAAAGGAGGGAGAGAAATTCTCCCTCCTTTCTTTTTATAAGATAAACTGGAATTGGTGACCACACCGGCACTCTATCCTTGCGCCCACCAGATTAAGAATCTCCAGCATCTTGAGGCGGGTGACATCACTCTGACAGGTCGGGCAGTACAGCACATAAAAGCCATCACCCTGATAAATGAAGCGGCCGGTCTGGGATGTTCCCGGGGAAATCGGATCGTTACGGCAACCGATTTTTTCCCTTGGCTTTGGCCAATCGCTTGTCTAAGGCGCCGTTATTCATTGAATTGTTACGATTTTGTGAAAAGCGAAAAACTTCTTGTTTTTCGATTGTCCTCAATGTACGCACTCTGTACTGTTCTTTAGTACGTTTGGTGTAATGCCCTTAACCTAGAAAGTTTGATTTATGGAGAGCGTCAAAACACGAAACAGGAAAAACTTGTTCGACATTTTTTATGACGAGGAATTGCTCAAACTTCATCGCCGATGCGAAATTAAGGGTGATGCGGATTTAGCCCGCCAATTCGAGATCGAGCTCAAGAAAAGGGGTTTAGGCTTCACGCCAAGAGCAGAAAGCAAAATAGCCACGCGTCACCGTTCGTTGTTGCTGTAAAGCCTTTTTTCGGTCGTTTTCTCCAATCCCAACCCGATTTTTAAAATTAGAGACCCGGGAAAGTACGAGTTCCCCGGGCCCCACGGATCCCTTTGTCCTGGCGGATTTTCGGGGTCCACGTTTCATAATTACGTTATTGAATGTTGCATTAGCAAACATTTTTCGGAAATTTTCGATTCTCGAAATATTCCGAATTCTGGTGATTCTTGCTATTTTACATGGATCCGGATGTTGCCGCACGGTTGCGGGCCGAGTTTCCCGAGGGTGAAACCTGGGGTTGGCAACGGATCCTTTCCGAGCATTCGATTTTTTGGAATGGGAATCATCGCCGGCTCACCGATCTGAGTGATCGAGAGATTCTCGTCGCTTTGATCTGGGCCCGGGTTTATGCCGGCAAATTGGGGGAAAGGTTAAAACTTCATTTCGATGAAGAAAAACTTTGGCGCCGGCATTTCGAGAAAAAAGCCTTTTAATTTCGGTGTCAACCTTTCTTTTTCTTTCGCAACCCGCTCGAAACCCCCTCGAAACCCCCTCGAAACCGTTCGCCTAAAAATTCCTGAAATTTCCCATGCTTAGATTTCCAGGCGTGGGCAAGAAATCTCAAAAAGATTCGATTCCCGTTCTCGAGCCTAAACCTTTGATTTCAATGCAAGAGGCTTCCGAGTTTACCGGTAAGCATTTTAGCGCGGATCAATTAAGAGTTTACGGCGCGGACGGTGCGATCCCTGGCGCTCGCCAGGTGGGTAAAGGCAAACAGTGGTTCTTTAAACGGGAACTGTTTGAACGTTGGTGGCAAAGGTTCAATGCGGACAGACCCGGGGAAAACTAAAAAGTGAAAACGTTGTTTTCTTCCCAGGACAAACGCAAAACGATCGGGTTAACAGCGCTGGCCGAACTGACCGGCGAGAAAGCAACTACGCTCTATGAGTGGGTCCGCAAAGGTGAGTTGCCGGCTTTCCGAAACGGATCGGGCCGCGGTCGCCATTGGAAGTTTCACCGGGAGGATCTGGAAATTTGGTGGGCGAATATTCACCAAAACCGTTCAAGCCGCTAAATGGAAATAGTCGCCATCTTAATTCTGATCGTTTGGTCAATTATTAATCTCTGGGCATCTTTAGCTTTGCGCCGGGTAGCCCGCCAAATGGCCGCGGAACGGCACGAAATTAGGCGCTGGCAACGATTTGCCAATCTCCGCGATACCCAACAACGAAAATGGAATTAGGGAGAGTGCTATGGGCCGCAAATCGAAACAAACTTACGATCAACTACGCCAGGAAATCCGAGTGGTGGGTAAATTGCGCGGGCTCAAAGGTAAAGCGCTTGAGCGGGCCACTAACAATCTTTCGCCGGCGGAAGTTAAAATTCTGGTTAATCGGGCCCAAAGATTGAAAGGCCGGTTATGAATAAACCGATTCACTTTGATAATTTGCCAACCCACGAAATCGCTTTTTCGGAGGTTCCCGAGGGGATCGAAATTGTAATGAGCGATCCGCGGCAATCTGTTTATACCCGTGGCCGGCTCAATTGGGATCAATTAAATCAATTCACCGAATGGTTAGCCGAGATCGGCTCGGATAATTCTAATGCCCCGGTTAATTTATGAGCGAACCAACAAAACCAGCAATTGAAATTGTTTCCGGGCCGTTAATTCGACCGGATAAAACCCTGATATACGGGATCGAAGGGGTCGGCAAAACAACCCTGATTTCCCGGATCGGGATCGAATTTAACCGTCGCATTCTATTCCTAGATACCGAATCCGGAACCCGGGTTGACGTTGAGCGGGTTCATATCCGTTCCATGAAAGATTGGGATCAAACTTTTAACTATCTGCTCAAAGAAAAACATCCTTACGACACGGTAGCGATCGATACGGTGACCTCGGCCGAACCGTTCGTGGAAACCATTATTCTGGAACAGAAACGAACTACCTCGAGCGGCCGAAAAGTCACGCGGATGGCTGATTATGAGTTCGGCAAAGGGAGCGTTTACTTGCGGGAAGAGTTTGACCGGATCCTCTATTTGCAACTAGACGAGCTAATCCGGTTAGGCATTACGGTCATCTTAGTGGGGCACGCCCAGATTCGCCGGGTCAATCTCCCGGAACTGATCGAAGGCTTTGACCGCTACGAACTAGCCATGGATCCCAAGGTTGCGGCGACCCTTCGGCAATGGTGCGACAACGTGCTTTTCTGTAACTGGGATTTTAAGATCACCACTAACGAGGCCGATCAACCCCGAGGCATTGCCGGCAAGGAACGGGTGATCTACTCTCAGCATGCCGCGGCCTATGATGCCAAGAATCGGGCCGGCTTAGCGGAAAAGCTGAAATGGGATGTAAAGGAATTAACACCGCTTTTCGCTAGACCGGCAATGGCCGAAAAACCCGTAGCCGATGCCGCGGATCCACATAAAACGGCTTGGGAAAAGTTGATTCAGGTAGCCGAGCTTGGGGCCTGGAACGGTGAAGTGGTAACGGCATTTTTCAAAAGCCGGTTTCCCAACTTTAAGGGGCCCGCGGATTTCAAATTGATCCCGCTGGATTACATCGAACGCGCAATCAAACGTCCCGAAGATTTCAAGGTTACCATTAATGAATTCACTTCCAAATACAGCCGAGACGAAATCGGCAACGGGCAAGCGGGGTCGGCCACGGAAAGTTCAACCGCTGAAACGCAACCCGCTGCGGCCCTCTAGTCTTGATGCGCTGTTCCGGTGCGGATGGTATTTGAGCGAAGGCCGGCAACGATTGGCCGCGGCTCGGGGCAACGAAATCGATGATTTGATTCGGGCATTTTTCGCCGGCCAGAAAATTATGGTCCCGAGCGAATTAGGCGACGTTTTCGCTTGGTCGACCAAAAAGACCCGGGAACTGTCCAAGGGTTACCCGATCTTGGTTCGCAAAGAGGATTGTCAGGTCTCGATCCCGGGCCTGGATCGCCCAGGAACGTGCGATTGCGTGATCCCTGGTGCTTTGACCAGTCTAGATTGGAAAAGCGGCCAGCGGCGTTCCTACGCTCGGCAAATGGCCGCCTACGGGCTCGGTCAAATGGAAAAGCGCTTCGCGGAAAATTGGACCTGTGCAGTGCTTTATCTCGATGAACAGGAAACCGAGTTTTTCCGGTTCACCTTAACCGAGGCCGCGGCGATCGTAGCTGAATCCCGAGCGGCTTATGATATGCCTGGGCCGCCGGTGATTAATGAGAGTTGCGCCTGGTGCGGCAATTTCCTCAAATGCCCAACCCAATTAACTTTGGCCGGCCAGGCGTTGCGGTTAGGCGAAAATCCTTTGCTTTGGCCGGAGATTTTAGCCGATCCCGAGCGCTTGAGCCGGTTTCTGCTCGGGGTTAAAGCCCTCGAGCGTTTCGGTAAAGAGGGCCGGGAACGAGCTCGGGAATACTTTTTCCAGAAAGTCGACGTGCCGGGCTTTGCCCTTTTAAACGGGCGACGGACCTATTCGTTACCGGTGGAAACCCTGCTTTTCTTACTTAGCAAAGGCGACGATATGCAGATCCGAGAAGCGCTCCGGACCGCGGTTGAAGTCCATGGCGAGATGAACCGGGAACAGTATTTCCTCCTTTGCCAAAAGTTAACCATTCCGCCGGACGAAACTTTGTTGCAGGTCCACAAAGGTGATCCCTACGTCCGAGCCAAATAAAACCCCAACAAAAAAACGAGTTATGCCTAAGTTCACGGGAGAAGAATCTCGCAAGTTTGAGCCGGTGCCCGAAGGTGATTATAACCTCACCATTGTCAAAATTAATCCGGAAACGGTTGGCGAACGAGCTAAAAATGCCGGCGCCGAAATGTGGCGCATTACCTACGATATCGAAGGCACTAACAAAAAGGTTTTTGATAACCTGGTTTTCGTGGCGAAAAGTTTCTGGCGCATTTCCAATTGGTGGCGGGCGCTCGGGCAGGAAGTGCTTCCCGGTAAGGAATTGGATACCGGCCAACCCGAGGATCATTTGGGAAGCGAAATCAAGGCCCATTTAACCATTACCGAGTATAACGGCGAGGAGCAAAACGATATCGCTTATTTCATCGAACCCGGGCCAACCGATGTTCCGCGGAGCTCGGCCACCGATGAGCGGGCCCAAATGGTGCCAGTACCGGGCAAACCGAAACCGGATCCGGACAATATCCCGTTTTAAATAAACCGGATCCAGATTTTGCAAAGTGCGGCCCGTTTAGTTCATTATGCCGAACGAGTCCAGAAACATTTAGAAACCCTGGATCACCGGCAACATGTCGAAGCGTTGGCCGCACTAGCCGAGAGCTCGGAAATTGCCCGGCGTCTTTACAATGCGGTGAGCGAATCCTTGAAAAATGCCGCTCAACGATAAAGAGCGAAAGCTGTTAAGCTTGGCGCTGAATCCCGCGGTGCAACCCGGGGAAATGGTCAACGCCGCGGTTAAGCTAATCGAATCTTTTCGCAAACGGGATGTTCAGGTTAGCGATTTCGATGTTCCACAAACCTTGGCCGTATCGGCTCGGGCTGAACGCAAATTTTGCCGACCCGATTACGGGCTTTGTGTCTGGCCATGGGGCAGCAAATACAAGGGGCAAATGTTCAAAGATTTGCCGCCGCAATATTTGCAAAATCAAATGCGCTGGATCCGGGAAGATCCTCTTCGGGCAACCCGATTCGCCGAGCTCGCAACCCAAATTGAAATGTTTTTGTCCCAATGAATTTACCCGAAAATGTCATGGCGCGGCTCGAGTATCCGCTGGGCCCGGATTGCCCGTGTCTCAAGCTGGCTGGCGCCGAGGTCCCGCAATGGCTTCGGGCTTTTGGCTTTTACGAAAAAGTCAAGCCGGCCATAGCAAAACTTAAAACCGCTTCCGCCGGTGATCTGACCGTTTGCGGCGAATTCTATGCCGAGGCTAGTGATTTGCGGTTCCTGTTCTGTTTCGATTGCCACGGGGCGGCCGGTCACCGGATTGAGGCCAGTGGATTTGTCGTAATGCCCCAAGGCGAGTTCATGACCGGTTCGGTCCGGATTGCCGTGCAAATGTTCGCTAACGAACAAATGGAACGAGTTGCCCAGGCGGGCGGGACAACCGTGGTGATTAACCAGGGATAAAGTTACGTGCTGGCATGACCGAAAGAGGGTTTCAATTTTGACGTGGCCGCCTCTGCTTTTTGTGCTGGTGATCTTTTGTGTCTGGGTCCTGAAAACTTCCTAATTCACTAATTATGCCCAAAATTGCGCCTCCCCAATCAATTATTCAATCCGAGCCCAAACGAGAACGCGAAGTAGCGTTGCCTAGAACGCTCGAGCTCGGTCTTTGCTTAGATAAAAGCTCCTCCATGCATCCCCACCAAGCCCAAGTAATTGGCGGCTATAACGCTTTGGTGGACGAACAACGAACCTTGCCCGGCCAGGTTAGAACGACTCTGGTTGAGTTCGGGAACGTCGGCGAGCTCGTTTATGATAATATCCCGATTGGTAATTTGCCGGTCCTAAATACCGAGCTTTATGCGCCGGCGGGTAGCACCGCGCTCCTTGACGGGCTCGGCCTGGTGATGGCCCAAATCGGGCAACGCTTCGATACCGCCGGCCAACCCAACAAAAGCCGGGTCCTGATTGCGATTCTTTCCGATGGCCTGGAAAACGCGAGTGTGAAACATCACTTGGCCGAGATCGCCGGCGAAATCAATTTCCGCCGGCTTGAGGACGATTGGCAATTTGTCTTTTTGGCCGCCGGCGAAGTGGCTGCGGCTTATGCCTTGAAACTGACCATCCCCAAAACCCATATCATCAATTTTTTGGCCGAGGATATCGAACAAAAGCTTTTGCTCCTCTCACGAGCGGTCCGCCAATACCGGCTCGGTGATCGGAACTATCTGCGGCTCATGGGAATGAAATGAAAACATCAGAAATGCTGCCCAATTTCGTCGATTGGCCTACTACCCGGATCCAATTTCTGCTTGAGGAATATTGGATTCGCTTAAACGACCAAACGCCACTAAGCCGGGCTCAAGGTGCTGAGCGCCAACTTTACCAACGGTGGGTCGAAGCGATGCAAGCCGAGCTCAGACGACGGCGGAAATGACCCGCTGGAAAAAATGTCGGCTTTGCGAGACGCCGGTCGCGGCTCGCGGTTTATGCAAAAAACATTATGACGCTTGGCGCAAACGAGCAAAAAAATGCAATTCCAAGGACAACTCCCAGAAAGCGTTTTGGATCTGTTAAATAATTGCCCGCAATCGGGTTCCGGGCAACGCTTGGTTCATCGTTGGATCATGGAAGTGGGTGTGCGCCTTCGTCATTACGTTTTAATCGAGACCGCGGCCGATCTGATTTTGCGCTCAATCAGCCGACAACCCAAACACCGCGAAATCGAGGATACGTTACGCCGGGCTTACAGCACCGGAGCGATGCCGGATTTATTTCGGCCAAACAATTGGCCGGCTCCCAATGCTCGGTTGATTGACGATATCGTTACCGAGAATGATTGCGGCACACCGGGCCTGGAACTCCTTCGCGCTCGTTCGGCGCCGATCCCCAAAACCGCGGCCGAAATTTTTGCCCTGATGTTCCCTCCGGATTCGCTTTTGTGTGCCGGCTTGTATCAATCCAATTGCACGATTGCCCCGGTTTCCAGATTTAAAGGCTTGGAACGGTTCCAATTTGTGGTGCCCAACCCGATGCGGGAACGCTTCGTCATCGATTCGGCTACTAAGAAGCGCTCGGAACGTTGCCTGGCCAACGTTGCCGAACGGCGCTACATCGTCGCAGATTTCGATTTAAAGGGCGATTGGATCGGGCCGGTATTGAACCGCTGGGCGCGCGTTAAATACACGCCACAGGACGGCATGGCGACGCTGATCACCTTTTTAACAACCTCGCCGTGGGATGGCGAGCTATCCCTAGTCGTTTTCAGTGGCAACAAGAGTTTGCAAGCCTGGTATCGGTGCGATAGCGAATCTGCCGATCATGTCGCGGCCTGGTTCAATGATGCTTGTATGCTCGGCGCCGATCCGGCCGGGTGGGTTACTTGTCAATATTTCCGGATGCCGGGCGCCATGCGTAAAGATCCGATCGCTAAACAAGAGGTTGTCTTTTTCAATCCGGATGCTCTCAAAACGCAAAGTGTATCCAATGCCCCGAATGCTTGACGGCCTTTACCGGATCGAAACCGATAAAATTTGTGCCGGATTTGTCGTCAAAAACGGTTACCCGATCCGGATTGCACCGATTTTGCTCAAAGCGTTTCGCTATTACCTCACACGAGCCAAATGGATCGGCAACTAGGGATTGTGGAAGGTTCTGCGAACGCTCAACAATTGAGCATTTAATGGGCCAAAGAATTTTCGTTCGCCGGCTACCGAAAGCTTGTGTTTAAGCAGGTTTGAGACTGAAAATCCTTCTCCCCCCCGAGCTTTGTTCAACCCCTCGGGGAGAAGAAAGGATCTTTCACTCAAATGAACGGCAATTTTGGTTCGCAATTCTCTAACAACCCAAATCCCGGTCCGCAACAACAAAACAATCAGAGCATTCCCCTAAACTTTCATGAGCCGGAATTTTTACGTAATTTCAAAATTCCGGATGGGGTTTGTTTGATTGGCGATTATCATTTTTTGCGCGGCGATTTCATTGTGCTGGCCGGCCCGCCGGGAGTTGGCAAATCCCGAGCTGCGGTAGCCGCGGCCGTCTGCGGTGCCAGTCAAAGCCCGTGGTTTGGTTACACGGTCCATCAAAAGTTTAAAACCATGATTTTTCAGAATGAAAACGGGATAATCCGTTTACACTTGGAAATCGACGAAATCGGCCATTGTATTGACGAGGCTTTGTGGATCCTGGAACCGCCTGAATGCGGCTTGGCATTTAAGGATCCAGCGTTTCGCCAAGCAGCCGCCAAAGCAATCGCGGCCTTTAAACCGGATTTGATTATCATTGATCCGTGGAATTCAGTGGCCGATGGCGACAAAGCCCGGGATATCAAAGCCGCCTTTGCCGCCATCCGAAAGCTTGTTCCCTCTTCAATCAATAACCCTGCTATTTTGATCATCGCCCATACCCGTAAACCGCGGGTTGATGAACGTGCTTGTGGCCGCATGCTTTTAGACAACGTGGTCGGTTCTTACATGCTGGGCAGTGTTCCGCGTAGCGTTTTTGTCATGCAGCATGCGAGCGATCGGGTTGATGAGGACCGCGTTGTCATGACTTGTTGCAAAAATAATAATGGCCAACTTGGACTGCGGAGCGCTTGGAAACGGAATGCCGGCGGAATTTTTGATGAAATCACGGATTTCGATTGGCACAAATTCGAATCAGCCGGCCGGATCGATAAAGAAACCTGGCGTGAGTTGCCAGCAATCCTTTCCGAAATCGGCAACTGTTGCCGAGCAGCGCTTAAAGCCGATCTGGTGACACGCTTTAAAATTAGCGAACGAACCGCGGACCGCTGGATCAATTTGGCCGGAAGCGCTCGGATTATTCGTTTCGATAATCATTCAGATACTTATTTTGTGCCTAGTCAGACCTAAGTTTGGCTCGAAAATTGCTGTAATGCCGTTTTCTACGTGGGGGGTGTCTGTCTGACGTGGTAATTGTAGCGTTAAGTTATTGAAAATCAATTACTTACGTTTACGGCATGGTCTGTCTTAAAAAATGTCTGGAATGTCTTGAGTTGAGACAAGTCAGACAAAAGTTAAGACAAGAGAGTGTCTGACTGTAAGTAATTGATAATAATATATATATATATATTTTTTTTCCATTACAGACACTCTTTTCAACTCCACCAACTCCTTAAGCAATTTTCGTGCCAACTTTTTGGCATTTTATTGTTTTAGACAACCCGAGAAACCAGGAAAAACCAGGAACTTTGCTCCACGTGGAACCTTAGTCGACGGTATTTTCAGACAACCGCCCAATATGATTACTTCTTACATCCAAACCGTCCCGCAAACCGCCATCGGCGATTTTGCGCGCAGCTATCAACCCGGAACACTGATTTTGCTTCCGGATCGTCAAACCAATATCCCACGCACTTGGCGAGTCATCGGTTTTGAAAGTTTGCCGGCCGATCCCCATCCGCGCTTCGGGAATCAATCACGCGTCACTATCATGCTCGAGCAAACCGAGACTCTCCCGGAACTGAAAAGATTGGTGATTTGAAAGCTTTAGCTTCAGGATCCTTCAAGCGCTTTGAACACGTCCGCTAAACTCAAACGTTCTAAAGCGCCCAAATCTACTTGAACTCGGGTGTCTTGATATTGATTCCTATTCCGACGCCGATATGTCATGGACCGAGTTTCACCTTTGGCCAGCTTTAAAAACTTGTCTCGTGCTACCCAAAGGTTGCAAAAGATCGGTCCGCACGTGTTAACATTCTCGCGGGGTCTCCTTAGATAGTAACAATCTTCAAGGATACCGGACCCTGGTTTGTGCTCCGCTTTGATGATAATGAAAAAGCGGAAGCTCGTTCCATTGGGTTCACCGCGATATAAGTGCCAAGCGCTTCGTCTCAGCCAAAGCTCATACTCTTGGCCAGCATGACGGAGCTCGGGCCCTAATGGATTAATCGGTTCCATTTACCAGTTCTATTCCATCACCGCGATATTAACTATTGGGATTCGCCTTGGCCAGGTTTTTCACCGGTTGCCGTTCGGCAACCCATTCCCGCGCAAAAGCGCATAGCCGGGGATTGCTCACCAAAATTGCTGAGCCGAAAAGGTTCTTGCCTCGATTTTGACGGGAGAGAATAGGTTCTTTCGCCGTCCTTGCAAATCGCGGGTGCCAATGGTCCGGAAATCAACCCAAAAACGGGCCTGGAATGTAGGTTCAAAGCCGATTGACGGGTGATCCATGGGTTTGAAAAATAAATGCAGATTATTTGAAAAATAACTTTACAAATCAATCGGCTGGCCGTATATTCCACTCATGAACAATTCACCTATCTGCTTCCTTCAAATTAAATTCTCGAATTACGTCCAGGAATCTTACGAAACCGCCAGCAAACATGCCGCTATCCGCGCTCGCGAACTGCGCAACGCGGGTTACAGGGTGGCCATCGCCGGCATGGGCAATCAGGTTACCGGGGTTGGATTAGTTAAGCTTTCTCTACTGACCGCGGTTGGCGACATGGAGAATCTGCCCCCAGTCAAAATTGAGCGAATCTAAAACCAAATCGGGCCGGGTGAAATTCCCGGCCTTTTTTTTATGATCAGAACCAGTAAAATTCCTTCAATTGAAAATTGGACTTCGGAAACCTGCCGGCGCTTAGCTTGGCAACTTCGAGTTCTGGCGCAACTTGAGCCGGCCAAGTACGAGCTTATGGAACGTTGGAAAGCTTATTATATCAGCCAAGCATTCGGGGCAAAGAACTTGCAACGGCCGGGAATCACCTAAAAATGGAAACCCAAATCAAACGTGGTCGAGGCGGAGCCCGGGCCGGCTCGGGTCGCAAATCGCGGGATACTCACCAGGTGACGTTGCGTTTGAGCCCGGGAACGATCCGCCGGCTAAAGGCCAAATCCGATGCGCTTGGGGTAAGTATGAGCGACCTGGCCGAGCTCCGGCTAAAAAATATCTGAAAATACTTTGAAAAAAAACTTTACTTGAGATGAAACATAAGCTCAGCATGATTCATTAAGCCAACTCCAATGCAGGATTTGTAGACTATGACCAAAGTTGAGTTCCTCGCGCTGTACGGCCGACACGTTTACGAAGTGCGCCTCTCTGCGGCGACCAGCTTGCTGGCTAAGTACGGACCAACGGATGCGCTCGCCGTTGCCGACCAGTTCATTGACACGTTACTGGGTGAACCGCTCAATGTTGCCTTGGACGTTGAGCCAAGGACGCCAAAACATGAAGCTCGCTAAAGGTCTGCACGATTCGCCGCTTTTGTTTGCCAATCGCGCTAAATCGGAAAACCGGGCCGGGTGAAATTCCCGGCCTTTTTTTCTACCTAAAAATAGTTTGAAAAAAAACTTTACAAATCAATTAGGTAGGCGATTATACAAGTATGAACTCTTCTTTCTCTCTTCTCTCGCCGGCCGAGCTCGTTCCGGGCTCGGAAGCCTACCTAAACCGGTACGGTCTCCCGTACCGATCCCAGGCCGAGCTTGTTCGGTCTTGGGAAAAGGGCCGAAAGGCCCGAGCCTGCAAGGCCGGGAAAGCCGCTCAGAAATGAGCGGTTTTTCCCTTTTCAGGATCCCCAGCGTGATCGCATGGCTGTCGGTGTGCCGGTCTGTTCGGTTGGGATCCGGGTATAAGTGACAACCGGGGCATTCCCGAACCGGGACGTTTTCGGTTTTTCTTCTGCGAGTTTATCTTTTTCTTGTATGGATTGGTCATGAGCTTTTTGTCGGCGCTCGGCTTCGTATTCCAGGATTCGACCTCCGCCCAGGTGCAAGAGCGCTCCCCAGGCGTAAGCGAAGGTGTCGATCCCCTCGTTGCGTTGGTGGGCCGGCTTGGTCCAAATGTATTGGGTATACCCGTTCACGGTGCGTTCGGTTCGGCGCTCGCAACAAAGCGTTTTAAACCAGTCAAAGGAAAAACCGTCTACGTGTGAATCCGCTTCCCCTTTCGGGAAATGAACATAGGCCGGCCCGGGATCGGTTACCTGTAAGCGGGTAACCAGTTCGGCTTTGATCGAGTCAACGGCGAATTCAACTCTGCTCGGTTTGCCGTCTTTAGGCTGAAAAGCGGTAAAAGCCGTTTTCGATTCTCCGCCGACGCCGCGGCAAGCGTAACAACGCGGGGCTCGGGTCCGGGTGTAGCGGTAAACCGAATCGGTCCGATGGCCTTGGTAATCGACCATGACCCGAGAAATTTTTAAAATCTGGCCGCCGGTCTCCCATTCCCGGTTGAACACTTGCCGGTCAAGCTCGTCCCAGGTTTCGGTTTTTAAGGGGTCACCGTCGATTATCCCGGTCTCGATAGCCCAGCATTCATGATTAGCGCCCCAGGCCCAAATGCTGAACGCCAAATAGGCATCCTGGGTGTCGACGCCGGCCGTTAAGATTAACGCTTCAGCCGGAATTTCGTATTCGTAAACTTCTCGCCGGTTAAAAAGGATTTCTTCGTCCAGTTTAGCGCCTAACGTTTCGTCCCAGGTCTGGGCCAGGATCGTATTTTTAAAAACTTTCAGGCCGGTGATATCGCCGAGCTTGGCGCTCGCCACGGCCTTGCAAAAATCGTCAATTAATTCGGCCCAGTCGAGCCAAGGTGAAATCAACCCGGTTACCCAGAACCCGCGGTTAGCGTGTCCCGGGTTATTGGCAAACCAGCGGCCGTGGATATTACCCGCTAACCATTGCCATTGGCTGAAAAGGGCCTGGCAGTCCTTGCATGCCATGGCCGCGGTTTCAAACTTTAGCCGTTCCCAAAGTAATTCCTGGAATTGACCGCAACCCGGACAAGGGATTTGCCAAACTTCTTGAGTCGAATCCTTGTAAGCTTTATCGATCCGGCTCGATTCGGTGAATTTTGGGGAACTGATCAGAATGATTTTCGGTTGCGGGCTGTTCGTGGTCCGGTTCTCCAAAAGTTTGACCGGATCGCCTTCGCCTTCGCAATCCAAGGGCCAGGCATCGATTTCGTCGCCAATTGCCGTATCCACTTCCCGTTGTCGGAAACTGACGGCCAAATTGGCGTTTGCGATCGAGATGGCGCCACCGTTAAAGCTTTTATAGGTGGCATTATTGCGGCCGCCTTGCCGGCCGCCGGGATGGACCTTAGAGCGTAGGCATTCGGTATTGCGAAGAAGCGGATCGAGTTTGGTGTTAACGAAATCGTCCATGGTTTCCCGGTCCGGTAAAGCGATCATAAGCCGGCGAGGATCCTGGTCGACGTGGTAACCGATCGGGTTTAAAACCAGGCTTTGGGTTTTCCCGGTCCGCACGGCGCCTTTGATGATGATGCGTTTGACGCGGGGATCGGTATAACAACGCATGATTTCCCGGAAACACGGCATCTTGTCCGTGGTCCATTGGCCGCCAATCCCAGCGGTCTCGGTATGCAAAACTCTGAAACTGTCTGCCCACTCATCCACGGTTAAGCGCGGCGGCGGGGTAAAGATGGCTCGGAGCTCGGCAAAGAGCCGGAGCGTGTTGTCAGTTTGGGGATTAGAGCGTTTTTTCTTTTTCGGTTTCGTCATCGAGTTCTTTGATTAGCGAAAGCGCCACTTTGCTCCGCCGATAATAATCACGTGGGTTATATTCCCGGAGCTCGAGCAAAACTTTCCGGACCGCGCTATCAATTAAGGTTTTGATTTGGACCGGATCTTTGCCGGCTACTTGCAAGGTTAAGAGGTTGCCGAAGGCCAAAAGTTGGGAACGCACTTGGGCAAAGTTTTCGCCTACGATTGCCCGGACGTCATCGGCGTGATGGAGTTGGCCCCGGGTTTGTTCAACTAAGATTTCGCGCAGTTGGCGGTTGGCCCGCTCTTTTAAGGCACGTTCCCGGTGAAAATCCGCGTTTGCCTCGGTATCCTGGCCGCATTTGTATTGAATATAAGCCCGGACGTTGGGCCCAAGCTGGAATTCGCTTTTTTTGGCTCTAAGGGATTGGAAAATTCCGCGGCGTTTCAAAATTGAAATCTGAAATTCGCTTAACCCAATCACGTTACCGAGTTCTTTGGCCGTAACGATCACATTGCCGTAATCCGGGACACTAGTGGGCGGTTGCATAATTTCGGTAATTACCAAGCTTTGGTTGGTTCGGTAATTCTAGGAGTATGCCAGGAAATACCAGTCTTGCGGAAGCGGTCGTTTTGCGGAACACGGCTTTGGCGGCGTTGCAGAAAGCGCTTCAGAGCAAAGCGATTAATGCCGAGGGGATGATGACTCAGCGTAACGATATCGATAAACTCCGGGAACAGTTCATCTTTTGGGATGAGTATTGTGGTTACCTCAAAGGCATGGGGCCGAGCATGACGTTTAGGAACTTGGTCCCTGGCGAAGTTTAGCTAGCCAATGCCACGCACCAAAAAAGCGTCGACGAAAAGGATTAAATCGGTTAACGGCAACCGAGCCGGCCAGGCCCGGGCCCAGATGATCCCAGAGGGCGGGTTAACCCAATCGGGGCAACCGGGTCGCAACCCGGGCGGCTACGGCGCCAGCGGTGCGGCTTGGACAACCAACGCCACCAAAGGTTGGGTGGCCCAGGCCGGTAGTCCGGATAGCGATATTGTCCTAAACCTGGATCTGTTACGGAGCCGCTCAAGAGAACTTTACATGGGCAACCCCGTAGCGGCCGCGGCGATTAATACGCAACGGATCTATTGCGTGGGCGTAGGGATTAAACCCTTGCCTAAAATCAATGCGAAACGGCTCGGAATGACCGAAGCCCAGGCCAACGAATTTGATGAAATTTGGGCTGAGGAATGGGAACTTTGGGCCGGCACCAATTATTTTTGCGATTGGAACGGGCGCTACAATTTTTATCAGCTTCAAGACCTTTGCCTAGCCAATATGCTCCTTAACGGGGATTGCCCGGTCCTATTACCCTTCGAGGATGATCCTTTTAGCCCATATTCGTTAAAGGTTCGGATGATCGAGGCCGATCGGTTGCAAAACCCGATCTATTACAATTATCAGCGCAATATTCTGGGCGGGGTCGAATTGGACCGAAACGGGAAACTGGTTTCCTATCACGTGCGCCAGGTGCATCCGCACCAAAGTTTCTGGCCCAGTGATATTGTCGAAAAACTCTTTGAATGGGTCGAGATCCCGGCTCGGGGGCCGGAAACCGGCCGGCCAAATGTGTTGCTTGTACACGAGCCGGAGCGGTGCGAACAACGCCGCGGGGTGCCGATTTTAAGTAAAGTGATCGAGATTTTGAAACAACTGGACCGGTTTATCAAAGCCGAGGTCAGCGGGGCCGAAATGGCGGCCCGGTTCATTGCCCAGGTTAAAAGCCAGTTTCCGAACGAATCATTTCTGCAAAACCTTTGTGACGAAGAAACTCGCCGGGACCTGTTCAGCCTGTCCCGGTACGATATCAACCTGGATGATGCCTCAAAGGCCGTTTTTATGCGGCCCGGTGATGCGCTCGAGTTTTATCACGCCAACCGGCCTAACCAACAATTTGATCCGTTTGTGATTGCCGTTTGTAAACTGATCGGAGCGGCTACCGGGGTCCCATACGAGATTTTGCTTTCGGCTTTTAGTCAATCCTATTCGGCTTCTAAAGCGGCGTTTTTGCTCTTTGAAAAACGGATTAATGTGATGCGCAATTTGATTGTCACTCTCTTTTGCCAGCCGGTTTACGCCGAGCTCATGGCCGAGGCCGTGGAACGTGGCGTAATCCAGGCACCGGGATTTTTTGATGATATCCGCCTCCGGCAAGCTTATACCCGGTGCGAATGGATCGGAACACCCTTGGGCTCAATCGATCCGCAAAAGGATTTGGCGGCCAGTAAAGATAAAATCATTCTCGGGGCATCCACTTGTGAGCGGGAAGCCGCGGAACTGACCGGGACCCATGTCCGGCACAATATTGTCCAGCAAAAGGAAGAGGTTGCGATGTTCCACGATGCCGGCTTGCCTTACCCGGCCGTAGACACGCCGATTACCCGTACCATGCGGATTGAGGATATCTCCGATCAACCCGAAAGCGGCAAAGCCAAAAAACCGCCGGAGCTCAATCCGACGTGAGTTTCGGTTTGGTCGGTATTTCTTTTTACAAATGACCCGCAAAGCAATCGCTCAGTTCACCGAACCACGCACCGGGGGGCTCCTTTGGAAACTTTCCGCTCGAGCGGCCGCCAAAAAAGGTGATGACGATTATACCGATGATCCGGATCAACTCGAGGATCCGCTCGAGGAACGAAAAGATGATGCCGAAGAAGCCGGCGAAACCGGCTCGGACGATTCCGCTAACGGTCCGGAGGGCGAAGCCGACGACGAGAACGGCGACGACGACGACGAGGAAGAAAACGGCGATGACGACAACCTCGAAATTGTCGACATGATGATTTATGGCGATATCGGCACCGGGCTCGATTTCGCTTTAGCCGAGGAAAACGGGGTTTCCGCGGCTCAGTTCCGGCGAGCGCTGGCCAGTGTCCCGAACGCTAAACGGATCAATCTGCATATCAATTCGGCCGGCGGTAATATCTATGATGCGCTGGCTATTATGAACGTGCTCGGGGCTCATGCGGCCGAGAAAGTCGCCTATGTCGACGGCTTGGCCGCCAGCGCGGCGAGTGTTTTGGCCGTAGCCGCGGATAAGACCGTGATGCGCCAAAACTCTTTCATGTATATCCACAATAGTTGGGCCGCGGCGATCGGCGATAAAGCCACCATGACCAAGGCAGCCGAACAACTCGAGAAAGCCGATTCGACCATTGCCGATATTTATGCCCAGAAAACCGAGCTTCCCAAGGCCGATATCCTGCAAATGATGACCGATACCACGTGGATGACGGCCCGGGAAGCCAAAGCGCGAGGGTTCGCCGATTCTGTTCGAGGCAAAAGCGCTCGAGCCAAGAAAAGCTCGGATGCGAACGCTTACGTTTTTAACGGGCTGACGTTCAACCTGGATCCGAAACGGTTTAAGAATATCCCGGCAACCCTGGCTCGGCTGAAAATTACTAAGCCGGCCGCCCAGTCAAAGCACTTAGTTTCCGCTCCGGCGGTAAATACAGAAAACCCCATGAATATCGAGCAATTGCGAATCCAGAGCCCGGAATTATACCAGGAAGTTTATAATTTGGGGGCAAATTCCGAGCGTGAACGGATTGCTAAACTGGACCGGCTCATTTATCCGGCTACGGCTTTGCTTGTGGCCGAGGCTAAAGCGGGAGGCAAAACCGCCGGCGATATCATGGAAGCTGTTGTTGTAGCTTTGGCCAATGCGAAACCGGAACCCGAACCCAAAGAACAACCTCCTCCGTTGCCTAAGATCAGCATTTCCCGGGCTCGCGATGCTGCCGCGGTCAATAGCTTGGGCGCCGATATCAGTGCCGATCATAAAGTTGAACTCTCCGTGATGGAACGCCGAGCCCAGGCCGCCGAATTAATTGCTAATTCGGTTACCGGGCGAAATGGCGCCTTAGTCAAAAAGACTCTGAAATAAAAATCTATGCCAGTCGGATCCTTTCAATATCTCGGGCCCCGGAAATTCGATAATCTTTGGGGTGGCACGATGTTCCCGGTTGAAGCCCAGGAATATCTCGTCAAAGGCGCTCAAACCTTGAATCAACCCGGAGCGCTTACCCCAACCACTATGTTGCCGGGCACCGTGGTGGGGATCGGGGCCACGCCTAACAAGGTTGTGATTGTCAGTAGCGCGGCCGTTGACGGTTCACAAAACCCGATCGGGGTTTTTTTGGGGCCGGCGCTTGATACCGGGAGCGGTGATGCGCCGGGTTCGATTGCGCTAACCGGTTCCTTTGATGTTAATTCGCTGAAATTTAGCGGTACGGACACTTATGCCACGTTCGCCGCGAAACTCACCGCGCTCAATATCTACGCCGAGAGCACCATGGTGGCCGCCGGGCCGCAACCGACTCAAGTAATGGTTGGCTCAGTGTCGGCCGAACAGAGCGGCGAGAGCGCCGGCGCCGAATCTAATCCAAGCCAATCGCCAGGTAACTAATTATGCCCGAAATCATCGATCTTTACGATACGTACACGCTGCTCATGGCGATTCAAAAGATCCCTAAGCCGACGTTTTTCCTGCGTGATACGTTTTTTCCGAGACGCGATTTTTCGCCAACTGAGCATGTCCAGATCGATTATCGGAAACAACAGCGGCTGGCCGCCAAGTTTATCGATAAAAATACCGGGCCCCAGGTGATCCAGCGCCAGGGATTTGATACCCGCGATTTTATTGCGCCGGAAGTGGGCGGAAGCCGGGTCATGACCGTGGACGATATCATCCGGCGTTATATCGGCGAAAGTCCATATACGGCACGTCGGCCGGTTGATCGGGCTGCGGAAATTATCAATACCGATTTGCTCGAATTGGACACCTTTGTTGGCCGGGCTGAGGAAGTCATGGCCGCTCAAACCCTATTGACCGGTGCCGTAAACGGTTATTTGCCGGCCGTAGGCGGGGATATCCTGGTTCAGATCAATTTCGCCGCGGCACTGGGCCAAACGATCAATAACATCACGCCCAGCGGCCCGTGGAGTGCTGCGGGTAGCCCGCTCACAGACCTCAAAAACGCTCATTACCAGGTGGCTCAGCAATCGACGATCTGGCCAAATATGGTCGTCATGGATCCGGATGCGTTCGATATTTTCATGAACAACGCCCAGGTCACCAAGGTGTTCCAGGCTTATCGCGGCGATACCGGATCCCAGATCGGTTTGATCAAGCCCGAAATGATGAATGATTCGGTTTATTTCGCCGGTCACCTTAGGGAACCGAATCTGGATATTTACGTTTACGCCGATTGGTACATCAACCAGGCCGGGGTTAGCGTGCCTTTCCTGCCGAGCAAAACTGTCATTATCGGCAACAATAATTCAAGTAACCTGCTCTATTACGGGGCCATTACCCTTTGGCAAGGGGATCCTTCTAGTGGGAGTTTCGAGACTTATGTCGACACGCCGCGGGTGCCGCGGGTGTTTGCCGATATTAAACCGTCGAAACGTTACCTGGAAATGTATTCCCGGGTTTTGACCGTGCCACAAGATCTGACCGAATGGGCGGTAATCACGGTTTCGTGAAAATGTAGGGGTAGTCTGACGCTTGCTTGACAAGCCGGGTTAGGGAGAAATCCTTGCGCTCCGAGTGTTAACCTTTGCGTCTGGCCGGGTAACCGCCCCCCCTACGCCACTTTTTTATAGAATGTCGCTCTTAAAAGATTTCGAACAGGAAGTCATTAATTCGATCTTTGATCCGAGTGAGTTGGCCGATTGCCGGGAAATCGCGATCAGTGACGGCGCCGGCGGCCTCGCTATCCGTTGGCTCCCGGTTTTCTGGCGGACCGATATTTTGCGGGATCACACGTTCGTGGTGAATTCCGCGGCCTATTACGATGCCGATGTGGTGCTCACGATTCGGGCTTGTGATTTGCCGCATGAACCTTGCCCGAACGAAACGATTTATTGCCCGCGCGATACCCAATGGCGAATCCGGAAAGTGGAAAACGTCCGCGATATCTATTACCGGCTTTATCTCTCCAGTCACGGAGGCGCTTGAGGAGACCATGGTCGTAGCCGGCGTAAAAGATTTTGAGCGGTTAAACCTCGAGCTCAAAGAGTATCCTAAAGCGTTGCCTATTGCTGCATCCCGGGCAATCAACGAGGCCATTCGCAAATCCCGAACCCAGATCGGCCGGGCCGTGCGCGAAATTTATGCCGTCAAACAAAGCGATCTTTACAAAACGTTCCGGATGAATTTTAGCGTTCCGGGCAATACCCCGAGCGGCAATTTAACTTCGCTGGCCAACCGGTTCCCGCTGTTCGTTTTCGGGGTGGTAGCCCGCAAAAGCGTAAACGTGGTGGTTGAAATCCGCACCGGCGTCAAAGTCGAGGTGCAACACGGGTTTATGGCAATCATGGAAAGCGGCCATGTCGGAATTTTTGAGCGCTACGGGGCTAAGCGTTTGATGTTGAGTGGAGCTTATGCGGGAGAACGCAAACAACCGATCGCCGAAATGTTTACCGGGGCCGCCAGCGAAATGATTAATGCGGCAAGGAGCGAAAAAGGGGTAATGGAAGCCGCCGAGGGAGCGCTAGAAAAAGCGATTGATCGGCAAATCAAATATTGGCTAGCCAAAGGCAAAGCCGATAAAGAGGACACGGGGTCCGAGTAATTCTTTCTGCATGAGTAAGATTCCCGGTAGTTCGTTGCCGTTGCTCGAGGATTGCCTAGTCAATCATGTTGAGCTTTGGACCCGTAACCTGCGACTCCTGCGGGTAACCCGTAAAAACAAGGGTTGGGCCGTGCTTCCGGAGGCCGGGCCGCCCAGTGTCGTAGCCGGCGATATGCCGAGCAATGTCACCGGAGAAATTGACGCGGATCGGATCCCCGGGGCGCCGGCGCTGATTGTGCAAGCAATTTCGGGCGACGATTTCAAAGACAAAGATGGCGGGTTTGCCGGCCGGGCTTGCATCCAGATCGGAATAATCTCTTGGGATGATGCCGAGGATAAACAGGGGCACCGGGACGTGCTCAACCTGGTGGAACTCCTTCGCACCAAGCTTTGGGATAAACGGCTTTTAGGGGATGAAAATGGAGGAGGCGTTCGCTTTGCGATGTGCGAACCCTGGCCAAGTTGGCAACGGGTGATGCCGCCGGCCGGGTCGCATCCGCTCTATTTCGGTCTGGTGCTTGTCCATTATTCGCTCATGGTCTCTACCCCGGATTGGGATGAGGGGAAAGATTATTCGTGGGCGGCCGGCGTGGATTATCAAGGCTGGCAAGTTCGCTAAAGAGCACTAGCGGCGATTCCGCTGCTTAGTTTCCGGGCCTCGAGTATTTCTTTCTCGATGCCAGACGAGGAACCCAATATTGTTTTTATCGGGCCGAGCCAAGGCCATGGCTTGTTGCAGCATAACCAAATGTTCGTCTCCTGGGAGGAAATGCCTCCGCCGGTGAAACAGCTTTTGGAAGTTCGGCCGATCCTGAAAAGCTTTTTTGTTCCCATTCGAGAGTTTAGCGAGGCCAATCGCCGGATGGGCAAGGCCCAGCATGCAATCCGACGTTCCACAACCATGCTCGTGCCCCGGAGAACAACTAGGCCGGGCTTGGTTTTACCGGGAATAATCAGATCCAAATAAATTTTTATGCCCGCATCTACTTCGCTCTTTAAACATGGCGTCTATTGGCAAGAGGTCCCTACGGCAACCGTGGCGACGGTATACGCGGACGCTTCCACGCCGGTCTGTATCGGCACGGCCCCGGTTCACACGCTCCCCCAATTTGCGTGGAAACCCTACAGCGCTTGGGCCGGCACCGGAAGCGGAAGCGGGGTTAGTCCTTACGCCACCGTGGTCAATAAATTGATCCTGACCAGTTCTTACCAAGATGCCGTGAACGGCTCGGCGCCCAACGGTTCGAATGCGTTGGGGTTCTCGAGTGATTTTAGGAAATGGACAACCTCGGCGCTAATCAATGAAGCTTATTTGCTCCATAACATCGGGCCGAACGCTTTTATCAACGTTTATGATCCGGCCGGGCTGAACAATTACACGCAAATCCCGGCTTCGCTTTACAATATCAATCAGGCCGAAGTGATCATGGATACGGCCGATATTATTCTGACTAGCGTTGTGGTTCAGAATGCGGCTAAAACGATCACTTACGTCAATAACACCGATTACGTGCTCAATTATGCCACTGACAGTTTCGCCGAATTGATTTTGACCGTGCTTAGTGGCGGATCTATCGGGGCCGCAACGCAACTCTCGATCAGTTTTGCGATTGCCAATGTCGGCGTAATCGGAGCTAGCCAGATTATCGGGGGAACCCAGGCCGATGGTTCATACACCGGGATTCAACTGGTGGAAGAACTTTACCCGATGTTCCGGCTTGTGCCCGGGATTCTCTTGGCTCCGGGTTTTAGTCATATCGCCAGTGTGGCCCAGGCGTTGCAGGCTAAGGCCGAGAACATTTCCGACGTGTTCGAATGCGTGGCCTTTGTCGATGTCGATTCCAGTTCGAAGGGCGCCACTAATTGGACCCAGGTTAGCGCTTGGAAAGATGCCAATGATCTAGCTAGCAATCATCTTTATGCGCTTTGGCCCCAGGTCTCCTTGAGCGGGTCCCAATGTTGGCTCAGTGTCAAGGCCGCGGTTACGGCCGGTCTGACCGATTTCGCCAACGGCAATATCCCTTATGTGAGCCCGTCCAATAAACCTGTGGCCATGGATACCCCGGTTCTGGATAACGGTATGCCGATCACCATTACCCCACTCCAAGCCAATTACCTCAACTCGATCGGGGTGGCTACGGTCCAGAACTTTATCACCGGCGGGTGGCGTTTGTGGGGGAACCAAACCACGGCTTATCCCGGAGATAGCGATATCAAGGATCAATTTTTAGCGATCCAGCGGACCGAACAATTCATTGGCAATTCGTTGGTTCTGACCTTGTGGCAATATGTCGATAACGCCGGCAATTTCCGGAATATCGAAGCGGTGCTTCAGACCGATAATATTTTCCTGAACAGCTTGAAGACGGCCGGCGCTTTGATTGATGGCGAGGCCGCTTTTAACCCGGCTGATAACCCGATTGACGGGCTCATGAACGGTACTTTCGTGTATCACCTTTACATTTCGCCTCCGCCACCGATGCAAGCCATTGTCAACATTCTCGAGTATAGCCTGAATCAATTACAGGAACTCTTTTCCAATTCGGGGATCGCTAATCCAACCGTTTCTTACAATTGGAGTGGGTAGTTTTATTTTATGCAAATCCCAAACCAGGTTCACGGGTTCAACGTTTATGTCGGTACTACCGGCTCAAAACTGGCCGGTATCGCGACGGTAACCCTTTCGGTGCTCAACTATATGGTCGACGAGCTCAAAGGCGCCGGGATCGCCGGCACGGTTGAGCTCATCATTGCCGGGTTTTTGCAAAAGTTCGGGATGCAACTCGATTTCCATGCCACAACTAGCGCTTACCTCGAGCTTCTTGCCCCAACGGCGCAACAGATCGTTTGCCGGGCCGGGATTCAGTACCAAGATGATTCGAGTTTGCAACTCCTTGATATCCCGCAACGGATCGTGGCCATGGTTTATCCCAAAGGGTTAAACCTTGGCAAACTCGATACCGGCACCAAACCGGGAACCCTGGTCGATTTCAGCGTGGTAGCAATTGATATTTGGTTCAATAACGTCAAAGAAATTTCGATTAACCCGGAGCACTTGGTTTGTAAGATCGGCCCTACCGATTACCTGGCCAATCTCCGGACCATGATTTAGCTTTTAGCGTTGGGGGTTGCTCCGTCAGAGAAAATCCCGGGGAGAATTTGCCCGCAGGTTTACTCCCCGGGATTTTTCTCGTTTGGCGGTAATTCTTTTTGATGAGCAAATCCCAACCACTTCAAACCGATCTTTCGCAAAACCAGGAAAATGCGAAGGTTGCCGCTCGCCTCAATGGCGACGAAGCCGAAAACACCAAGATCCTGAAACTCAAAACCCCGTTGCGGGTCGGTGACGGCGAACGCGTTATCACCGAACTCAAACTGGATTGTAGCAACTTGAAAGGCTCCGATTTCCGCCGGCTATGTCAGGAACACCGGATGCGGTTCAATACCAGCGTGCCGAACCTGGTTTATGACGAGGCGTTCAGAGAAGCGGCTATAGCGAAACTCAACGATATCCCGATTGAGGACCTGGACGAGATTGCCTTTTCCGATATGGTCAAAGCCACGTCCAGGATCCTGTATTTTTTCGTCGAGTAAGCCTGTTTCCCCCAGGCGAAGACCCGGTAAAAATTCTTTGGCAATATTCGCTTTCGATGAGCGAAGCCACCCACACTAGCGCCCAATATTTCCTGGATTTGCCCTTGTGGGAATTCCGGGAAGTGATCATGAGCTATTCCGAACTCCAAGAAACTCGCCGGCGCCGGTAATTCTCTCTTTAGCAACCAATGCCCAACAAGGAATTTAAAGCCGACGTCATCTTTGGCGGGAAAGTCGAGCCCAGCGTTAAGGAAAGTTTCGAGAAGTTTCATAAACAGCTCGAGGAAATCCAGGAAAAAGCCAAGGAAACCACGGAAACGCTCAAAGAAATGAGCGAGACCGTGATGGATTTCGGCATTGCGCTGCTTGGCCTCGAGGAAGCCAAGAACATTTTCGAGTGGCTCAACGAAAGCGGTAACCGTTATTTGGAGACTCAGCGCAAAATTAATTGGGCGCTCGAGGAACAAATGGCTTTGTTGCACAAAGGCCCGGAAGGGTTGCGCAAAGCCAAGGAAGAACTCGAGCGGCTCAACGAGGAATGGCGCAAGGGAAGCAGTTTTTCTAAAGAAGCAATCGAGGGGATCGAGGGGGCTCTTTTAGCGGCCAAAGGGCTCGGAGGTGAACGTTTAACCCCGGATGCGATCAAGCGTCTGGTGCCCAGTATCCTGGCCAACGCAATCAAACATGGCCAGTACACCATGACCGAGCAACAGGCCGAGGCGGCCGGTTCCCAGATTGCCGAATTTATCTTGAAAGGCGGCCGCGGTTCTTTGGAGGCGCTCGGGATTACCGTGGACAAATCCGAGGTTTCCAAATGGATGAAAGAACATTACGGCGTCATGGGCCGAAAAGGGAAGCTCGGGAAACCCGAGGAACTTACCCCCGCGATGGCCGCCGAATATTTGCGCGGGATTTTGGGCGGAAGCGAAGGCGATATCAAAAAACTCCGGGAATCGGTCGGCGCTGCGGAAGCTCAACCGGCCGAGGTGGCCCGTTCCTTTGAAGAAATGGCAACCCGGATCGGGGCCAGCATGGAACGGGCGTTCCAACCCTTGGCCCGGATGATGAACATTATCTTGGGCGACGACCCGAGCGGCAAAGGTTCGCCACTGGACCGGTTCCTAGACAATATCGACGAGAAAGCCAAAGAGTTTGATAATTGGGTTAAAAGCAGTTTCACACCTACTTGGAGAGTGCTGGAAAAGGTGTTCCAGGATGATTGGAATGCGATTAAAGGGCTGTTCGAGGCCCGGACCATGCCCCAATGGATGGCGGAGTTTAGCGCGGTATCGGTAGCCGCCAAAGACGCTTGGGCGTTGCTTTCGGGATACATCGATGGGGCCGTGAAAGCCATTCAAGGAATGGCCGGCTATACCAAGGAGCATTTCCCTTTTCTCGATATTGATCAGAATTTGCAAGGTATCTGGAAATCGATCGTGGATGATTGGAGACAGATCGAGGGGATTTTGAAGGATCTGCAACCGATCCTGAAACCGATCGGAGAAATTCTTGGTTATATAACCGGTTTAAGTTTTGCCGGGCTCGAGGCCGCAATTACGGCGTTAAAACTGCCATTTGATGCGCTGAATGCGACTCTCAAACTGACCAAGGAATTTCTTGATACTATCACCGGGCATGCGGTGGTAACACCGGACCAGGCCGATACTGCCAAACGAGCTCAAGCCGAAAGTTATCTGCAACAGGCTAAACAGATGAATCCGGAAGCGTTGGCCAGATTCAATGAGCAATTTGCCAAGCACGGGATCAATATTGCGGAAAACCCCTATGTAAAAAACCCGGCGTTGCTCAGTACCCCGTTGGCTAAACACGCTGAGGGTGGAATCGTTACCTCTCCTCATGTCGGCATGGTGGGCGAAGCCGGCCCGGAAGCGATTATCCCGTTGTCTCAGACCGATAAAGCGCTGCAACAAATTTTTTCCATCATCGGGATGTTCCCCAACGCGATGATAAAAAGTGAAATTTTCGGCTTGGAACATAGGCGCGATATCGAAGCGCAACAGGAAGCATCTATAAAAGAAAATTCGGATCGGATACGAGAATTTTGGGCTTCACTTTTTACAGGTAAAGCCGGATTAAAAGGACACGCCGAAAAGGTTGCCAAAGATTTAGAGAAAGGGGTCGAAGCCAGCGCTAAAACTCTGGATATTTTTCAGCAACTGCCCGAGCTGGCCCAACAGTTTGTGACTTTTATGAGCCAAAGCATGGGGATGGCCGGCGGATTCGGCGGGCTCGGCGGAGGCGCTATAGGCCCAGGTGCTATCGGCGCCGGCGGGCCCAGTGCCGCCATGGGTACGGCTGGCGCCGGCGGCCCCATTCGGGCCGAAGCTTACGGGCCGAGCCAAGGTGAATTTACTCATTCGACAAACTACGGCCCTACCGGCGCTCATCTTCAA